TTTGGATTTTTTATTACAACATTAGTAGAAGAGCTGACATATCAAGACGAACAATTTCAAAAAATTAATAAATTAAATAATGATTTATTAAAAATATCACAATATGTTCAAAGCAATATAACAGATTTTGAATATTTAGAAAGGAAGATAGAAGATAATTCGGTGGAGTTAGAAGAAGTTCAACGACAATTAAAGGAGACTCAAAACTCTGCCGAAACATTTTATCAAATGTTTTTTGATACTCAACCACAAAGAGTTGAGAAAGAATTAGTTGAAGAGGCGGAGAATCGAACACAGGACTTGCAAAGCACTCCTGCTCCCTTAGAAACTAAAGAGCAAGAGGTAGTAGAATTACCTGTCGAAGTGCCTGTCGTAAAGATAACAACTACTGCTTCTTGCCCTACCCCACATAACAGATTGTTACCCTATATAGAAGACATCTCTTTAAGAAGAGACTACTCATTTAAAGTTTCGTATGATGTCCAAGACAATCAAATAATAAATGTAAACTATAGACCTTCAATTCCTAACAAACTTAAACGAGGTATGCAAAAGTATTTAGATTCTTTTAGCTTGACAGGGAATGTTAAGGATTGCTACATACCCATAAAAATATTAGGAGATTAGAATGGAAACATTTATTTTAACACAAACTCAATTTAACGATTGGGATAACTTTTGTTTAGATAATGGTCAGCTTATGTATGACAACAAAGATTGTTATATCAACGAGTACAATGAAAATAGTAAAATGTTTATTGTGCATGTGCCTTCATCTGAACAATCAGGAATCAAAAAGTTTTTAGAAAAAGTGCTTGACACTTTCTAGAAAATCGGAGTATAATAACTCCACATTAATAACTACTAATATATAAGGAGTAAAACATATGGCAGTAGCAACAGGAATAGCGTACTGGGCGAGCGTCCTAGCACCTAACGAAACTTTTGAACCAGTCTACACAGTAGACCTAGTAATTAGTGATGAAGACGCTCAAGACTTTATCTCACGAGGGGTTAAAGTTAAAGACTTTTCATTGAAAGATGAGAGTGGTGAACCTCAATACATAGGTAAAGCCGTGACTATCAAAAGAAAAGTAAATGCTAAGAATGGCAGAAGACCTGCTCCAAAGCTCTACAATCTAAATAAAGAGCCAATGGATACTACAGTAGGTAATGGCTCTGCGGTCAAGGTACAATACAATGAGTTTGCTTGGGATTATGCGGGCAAATCAGGTGTTAGCTTAGACTTTCAAGCCATGCAAGTGTTAGACTTAGTACCTGTAAAGTCACAAGACGGAGACGAATTGAATCCATTTGGTGACGGGGAGGAGTTTTAATGACTGATGAAGATATCATGTTAGAAGAACCTAATAAACCTTTCATTACTATTGATGATGTACAAGTTTTTGTAGAGGATTTGCCTGAGGAAGGTCAGCAAATTTTTGGAAGACTTCAACGACTCAATCAAAAGAAAGCTAATGTCACACTTGACTTGGAAGAGTTACAAGCAGGTATTAATTTCTTTTCAAATAGAATTGTAGCAATCTACAATGATGAAGGTACTCCCTCAGAAACTGAACTTGACGATAGCACAGACAAAAGTTAAGTTTATTTAAAAGTTGGCTAGGCATTACTGTGTATAATGTCTAGCCTTTTTTATGGAACAAATATGAACAATCACAGAAGTCCTTTTTATAAAACTCATCAACCTTGTCCTGACTGTAATAGTAGTGATGCTTTATGTATCAATGAGGACAGGTCAACTAAATGTTTTAGTTGTGGTAAGTTTACCCCTAAACCAAATATTGTACCTATGAATAATAATTATAAACCACCAACTCAACCAACAGAAACAGTCCATAGTGGGACATACGCACCCCTTACAGATAGAAGTATATCCAAAGAGACTGCCACAAAATATGGAGTCAAGGTTGTGTATGATTCTCAAGGGGTACTAGCTCAACACAGATATCCTTACCATATAAACAACGAACAAACGGGTACGAAGATTAGATTTGTTAAAGATAAAAACTTTAAGTTTGAAGGTACAACCGCAGGTACAGGTTTGTTTGGTCAACAACTCTTCAAAGAAGGTAGTAAATACCTAACTATAGTTGAAGGAGAATGTGATGCTATGGCAGGCTATGAATTACTAGGTAGTAAGTGGGCAGTCGTATCAATAAAAAATGGTGCACAAAGTGCAGTCAGAGATATAAAAGAAAACATAGAATATGTAGAAAGTTTTGATAATGTAGTTATCTGTTTTGACAATGACAAGCAAGGCATAGAAGCCGCACAAAAAGTAGCAAGTATTATCAAGCCTCGTAAGGCTAAGATAGTGTCAATACCTAATGGTTACAAAGATGCTAACGACATGCTTCGTAAGAATCTTCATAAAGAATTTACTCAGGCTTGGTGGGATGCAAAGGTCTATACACCTAGTGGTATCATTAGAGTATCAGAGAAACAAAAAGATTTCTTAGAGCGAGAAAAGAAAAGTAGTGTACCTTACCCTTGGCATGGTCTTAACAAAAAACTTATTGGCTTACGACAGGGTGAACTACTCACGCTTACAGGTGGTACAGGTCTTGGTAAGTCTAGTGTAACTAGAGAGTTAGAGCATTGGCTCATACATCAAACAGAAGATAATGTAGGAGTCATAGCTTTAGAAGAAGATTGGAGACGTACAGTAGACGGAATCTTATCTATTGAAGCGAACGATAGACTTTACATTGATGATATTAGAGATAAGTATAGAGAGCAAGACTTAATCAAAATGTTTGATAAAACTTTTGAGCAAGACAAAGTATTTATTCATGCTCACTTTGGTACGAATGACATTGAAGATATCTTTTCAAAACTTCGTTATCTTATTGTTGGTTGTGATTGTAAGTGGGTTGTTGTAGACCACCTTCATATGCTAGTTAGTTCTATGACAGAAGGTGATGAGCGTAGAGCAATAGATAATATTATGACTCGTCTTAGAAGTTTAGTTGAAGAGACAGGTGCAGGTATTATACTTGTCTCTCACCTTCGTAGAGTTCAGGGTGATAAAGGGCATGAGAACGGAGTAAGTGTAAGCTTATCACATCTAAGAGGTAGCAATGCTATAGCTCAACTAAGTGATTGTGTTATAGCCTTAGAAAGGAATCAACAATCAGAGGATGAATTAGAATCTAGAACGACAAGATTACGTGTACTTAAGTCACGTTATACAGGGGATGTAGGGTTAGCTACTGCATTAGTTTATAATAAAGATACAGGTAGACTGTCTGAATATGAAGATGAAGAAATCTTGAATAGTTTTAGTTCAGATGATACAATACCATTTTAGTGGAGAAGTTATGTGGAATTAGTATTTGATATAGAGACAGACGATTTACATGCTACAGAGATACATTGTATTGTAGCAATAGACGAAAACAATAAACAGTATACCTTTGACATTATAGATGATAATATTTTAAAAGGTTTAGACTTCTTAGCCGAAGCTGATAAACTTATAGGTCACAACATTATAGGATTTGATATTCCTGTAATTAAAAAACTACATGGTATTGACTTGTGGGACAAAGAAAAAGTTGTAGACACTTTAGTATTATCTAGACTTTTAAATCCTGTACGAGAGAAAGGACATTCATTAAAAGTTTGGGGTTCTAAGTTAGGTGTAGCAAAAGACTTACCCCCTGAGGACTTTCATATTTATACTAAAGATACTTTAAAGTATTGTATAAAAGATGTTGTTCTCAATAAACTTTTATTTGATTATCTTAAAAAAGAATCCGCAGGTTTTTCAAAAGAAAGTATAGAACTTGAACATCATGTAACTTATATTTTAGAACAACAAAAAAGTAATGGCTTTAAAATAGATATAGAGTTTGCTACAAATTTATTATCAGAATTAAATTGTAAAATTAAACAAGTTCAAGATGAAGTACATAGAACTTTTAAACCTAAATGGGTTGATGTAAAAGAAGTAATTCCTAAACTAAAGCAAGATAAAACTTTGTCTAAGTCAGGCTTAACTGAATACGAGTATGCAGACATACAGGCATCAGGCAACATGAAACCTTTTATGCGTAAAGAGTTAGTAGAATTTAACTTAGGCTCTCGTAAACAGATTGGTGAATACTTAATTAGTTTTGGTTGGAAGCCTAATAAATTTACACCAACAGGTCAACCTATTGTAGATGAAGGCACACTAAAGAACATAACTCACATTAAAGAAGCTAAGTTAATCGCAGACTTTTTGTTGTATCAAAAAAGAATTGCACAGATTAGTTCATGGTTAGATTCAGTAGAAGATGATGACAGAGTACATGGTGCGGTGTTGTCTACAGGTGCAATCACAGGTAGAATGGCACATAGAAATCCTAACATGGCACAAGTTCCTAGTGTTAGTAGTCCTTATGGTAAGGAATGTAGAGCCTGTTGGATAGTAGATAAAGGGAACAAGCTAGTAGGTATAGATGCTAGTGGTTTAGAATTAAGATTGTTAGCACACTATATGGCTGACGAGGATTACATAAATGAAATTATCAACGGAGACATTCACACAACTAACCAAAAGTCTGCAGGACTTGAATCAAGAAATCAGGCTAAAACATTCATCTATGCACTCATTTACGGGGCAGGAGACGAAAAGCTTGGTACAATCGTGCAAGGAAGTAGAAAGCATGGTAAACAACTTAGAGAGTCTTTTATCAATAGTAATCCTGCATTTAAAACTCTTAGAGACAGGGTTGAACGAGCGTCTTCAAGAGGATACTTAAAAGGTTTAGACGGACGTAAGATATTTATCAGACACAGACACGCTTCTTTGAATACATTATTACAAGGAGCAGGTGCAATAGTTATGAAAAAAGCTTTAGTTATTTTATCGGATATGTTAGAATTAGGAACTATCCCTGCTAAAATAGTTGCTAATATTCATGACGAATGGCAGATAGAAGTACCTGAATCCCATGCAAATGGGGTAGGTGCATTAGCAGTTAGATGTATAGAACAAGCATCTACAGAATATAACTTAAGATGTCCATTGACGGGCGAATTTAATATAGGAGACAGTTGGTATGAAACCCACTAAAAAAGATAGGAAGAAGTTTGATTTAGATTTACAATATGGTAGTATCCGTGAGGATAAGATAGCAGAAATGCTTACCAATAAAAAGATAGAAGTCAAATCAGAAAGAGATATTTGGCAGAAGTCAGGTAACATTTGTATAGAGTATGAATCATGGGGCAAGCCCTCAGGTATCAGAGCAACTGAATCTGATTACTGGTTTCATAATCTTTGCATAGGTAAAGACGAGTACTGTACTCTTGTGTTCCACACAGATACTCTTAGAAAGATAGTAGATAAACTAGATACTTTTAAAACTGTATCGGGTGGAGATAACAATGCGAGTCGTATGTTTCTAGTAAACTTACAGAAACTATTCTCGTCAGATGTTATTAAAGCTTTTAAAGAAATTAAAGATGACAAAGAAACAGACAAAAAAGAAGTTGCCTAAACTAGATACGCTTGTAGAGGATATCTATAAAACTATTAGTGTTTTATCAGAAGATAAAGCCATAAAAATATCAGATAAAGAATATGAAAAGTTTGGTCAAGACATGGCTGATGCTTTAAAAGGTTGGGCAACTCCTCAACCTAGACCTAAGAGTGGTTTAAGAATGTCTAACATTGGTAGACCACTACGTAGATTATGGTATGACTTAAATCTTTCAGATGCACATCAAGAAAAGATAGACCCGCCTACTTTTATTAAGTTTTTATATGGACATTTACTTGAGGTTTTACTTTTATTCTTTGTTCGTCTTTCAGGACATGTTGTTTCAGGAGAACAAAAAGAAATATCAGTACAAGGAATTAAAGGACATATGGATTCTATTATAGACGGAGAAGTTATTGATGTTAAGACTGCATCAGGCTATGCCTTTAAAAAGTTTAAGGAAGGTACGTTGGCACAGAATGATAGCTTTGGATATCTATCACAACTTGCAGGATATGAAGAGGCAGAGCAAACTTCTAAGGGTGGTTTCTTAGTAATGAATAAAGAAACAGGCGAGCTAACCACGTTTATACCTGATGATTTAGAGAAGCCTAACATCGTACATAAAATAAAAGAAGTTAAAAAAGCGATTTCTCTTGACAGTCCACCTGACAGGTGCTATAATGTTATAGCAGAAGGTGTATCAGGTAATATGAAATTACCTATGGGATGCAACTACTGTCCCCATAAATTTGTTTGCTATGAAGACTCTAATGAAGGTCAAGGATTACGAACATTTGCATATGCAAAAGGAAATGTATATTTAAGTAAGGTAGAAAAGCTACCTAATGTAAGAGAAATATTATGAATGGTAGACAAGCTAAAAAAATAAGAAGACAAGCTAAAGAATTAACAGTTGAGTGGTTACAGTCTTTGTTACCTGAAGCAGAATTAGAAAGAATAACTACAAAAAACTTTAAAGATTACATGCCTGAACAGACTCATGTGTTTGCAAACAAGAAAATAATGCTTTCTTCTTTTTCTCATAAATGGTTTAATAAAAAATTAAAAAAGGAATTTTATGAGAAAAGGATATCGTAAGCCTCGCAAGATTAGACCTGTCGAAAAAGATATTCCTAAAGGATATGATTCAGGGTGGGAATATAAACTACATACTAATGTTTTATCTAAGTGGTCTCACCATTCAGATAAAGTTTCTTATGTCGTAGAACATAAATACGAACCTGACTTTACAAAAGTTATAAATGGTGTAGAATACTTACTTGAAGCTAAAGGTAGATTTTGGGATTACCAAGAATACAATAAATATGTTTGGATACGTAAGTGTCTTCAACCTAATCAAGAGTTAGTCTTTTTGTTCTCTAGTCCTAGTTCTCCTATGCCTCAAGCTAAAAGAAGAAAAGACGGAACTAAACGAAGTCATGCAGAGTGGGCAGAAAAAAATAATTTTAAATGGTATAGTGAACACACACTACCTAAAGACTGGATATAAATATGGAATATAAATTTGATGAGAACATAAACTTAAATGGTGTTAAACAATATATTG